GAAAGGACTTGGACGATTTGACAGCTGTGAAAGCGTCAATACCACCCAGTAAATGGAACGCGCAGTACCAACAACGGCCCACGGGTGAGGAAAACGCAATAATAAAGCGAGAATGGTGGCAAAAATGGGAAAAAACAGCAGTTCCTAACCTACAATACGTTATTCAGAGCTACGATACGGCGTTCTCAAAACGAGAAACGGCTGACTACAGTGCAATAACGACATGGGGCGTGTTTTATCCAGAAGAAGAGGGCGGACCACCGGCTCTGATACTGCTCGATAGCAAAAAAGGGCGTTGGGACTTCCCAGAGTTAAAAGATCTGGCGCTGGATCAGTATAAATATTGGGACCCAGAGACAGTTATCATAGAAGCGAAGGCTTCTGGTATGCCTTTGACCCACGAATTACGAAACATGGGCATACCGGTGGTTAATTTTACACCGAGTAAAGGTAACGATAAGGTATCAAGAGTACATGCAGTGTCGCCATTGTTTGAAGCGGGTATGGTTTGGGCCCCCGACGAGGCTTTTGCTGATGAAATGATAGAAGAGGTTGCAGCTTTTCCAAATGGAGAGTATGATGACCTTGTTGATAGCATGACACAGGCTCTTATGCGGTATCGTCAGGGTAATTTTGTACAGCTACCGAGTGACGATTGGGACGAGAGCGATGGGTCAGCACAGGTAAGGGCTTATTATTGAGGTGTAAATGGCGGAAGAAGATTTTCAACCTAGCGATGCTTTACCGCCCACGGGGCAAGACAGAAGAGGTTTAGCTGGTATAGGTGCTTTTTTACCTATGACTGTTCCTAAAACTACTCCTTATGGTGAGGTAAGTTTGAGCGATATTGAGATGGGCATACCTCCAGCATTAAAGGATGCTTACAGTGGTATTATGAAGTTTGGTGCGCTTATGCGTGGAGAACTTACTCCTCAAGATATACAGCAGTTAGCTTTTGATACGTCCATGAATGTAACAGGCGGAAGTTTGTTAGGATCTCAATTACTTCCAAAGGCGGTGCCCAAAGGTGCATTAGGTATGGGAACTAGCAAAATTATTAAACAAGACGAATTTTTTGAAGCAATGGGAGAAGAAGGAGCAAGGTTAGAGTATCCACGAATAAACGATTTGCTATTCAAATATGAAGATAGGAACAACAGAAAAGCTTTGGAAATGGCTTTCGCCGATCCTGATTATACACAATATAAACAAGTTTTGGATGCTAACTTATTAAGGATGTTTCCTGATGGTAAAATACCCTTACAAAGGATTACTAATTATGCAGAAGTTATGAATGAGGGTGCGAAAAAAAACATAGAAAAAAGAACTTTTGACATAGAAGAAATAGCTTTTGCAGGTAATGACGCCGAAAGAGAGCTGATAGTTAACCTGAACGGTGATTTGCGATCTTTTTCTTTAGCCAAAACGACTGGAGATATTTTTAACAAAATAGATACGCCTGTTTATCATTTTTCGCAAAACGTCGATCCCGGTTTTACTAAATTTGATCCAGACAAAGCCCCAGCTGCGTTAGATGGTCTTGGTATACATGTGGGGTCTACGCCTAAAGCAGCTGAAGATAGATTTATGGATTTAACTTTTGGTTTTGGTGGAAGAGAAACAAGAAGAAGTATAGCTAAAGAAAAGGGTGTTGATTATGACACTGCCTTATCATATATGGAACTACCGAAGGTTAGAGGTAATGTAGGGTATGAAAAAATAGGTTCTGGTCAATTTTCACTGCCCATACCAAGAAAAAGTTTAGGCGGATCCATACCTTTAAAGGCCGACCTAAGTAAACCTTATCTACCTGAAGGTAATTACAAATACAGTCAAGATCCAAAACAATGGCAAGAAAGTGAGATAACAGACCACCTTTTGGATAAGTATAACGATGACCGTGGAAAAAGCTTTACTATGCAACATTTAGTTGGTGACAAACCAAACTTTCCTTTTGGTGACTTTCGTAAGTTTATAGGAGAGTTTCGCAAAGATTTAGCAAAAGACGGTTTTACACACCTTCCGTACTATAACGACGTAGAAGATGTAGCGTCTACGTCATATATAATGTTAACAGACAGACCAAAAGGCAGCACTAAGGTTTTGCAAAGCCCGTTTGCCAAGAAGGATCCTGACAAGTTTGACGATCCGGACTTTATGATGGAAGAAGGCGGCGTCGTTAGTATGAAAGACAAAGCAGTCAACATCAACCGCGGCCCACGGGGCATAGAACCTTTTGTACAATATTTTGAGAATGGCGGCATAGTACAGTCAGTAAAGGACTACATAGGTAGTTTTTTTGAAGAAGAGCCGATTGTACCAGAAAGAAACGTATTTGAGGAGCAACGTATAGTTGCTGAAAACAGTCCTTATCCAAAAGATATACCAATGGTTCAAACAGAAAAAGAAGCTCTCTCAAATCTTGCAGACAGGGAGATGGGTTTGGAGTTGATAAATAGAGTTGGTTTTGATCCACTGGCTTACAAAATAATGCAAGCCGGTTTAAGAGACAATAGGACTTTATCTGATTTTCTTGAAATTTACCCAACTGTAACAACAGATATGACAGAAAAAGAACAGAAGGATGCTTTGACAGATAAGCTTAGAGGGCTAGGACTTGCTAGTGGAATGTACTTTCCCTTAGATAATATGGTTGTGATTGAGCCTATGGACACAGCAGTCTCTTACTTTCAAAGCCCAACAGATATGTTTATTATGCACGAAGTTTTGCACAAAGGAGCAGAAACACTAAAAAAGGATCCAAATGTAAACATTAAGTCTTTACGAGAAATGTTGGACACAAAAGATTATGAAAACATTGGAGATGATACTGAAAGGGGTAGAGCAGAGCATAGGTACATACAAGCCATAGTCAACAAAGCTTACTTAGATAATATGCTTACTAACAGTTCAATTTATGCTAACAGGGAGTTAGTACGAGCTGAAAAAATTATAAACGACCCAAATGCAAGAGTGGGTGAAAAAATAATAGCCGAAAGTAATATAAAAAACATCCCTAAATACATAGACAGGGATAAAAAACAAGACATAATAAAAGAAATTAGAAGATCTACAGAAATGTACTTGGAGCCTTCAAGTAAAGAAGTATTTAAAAAACATATGGAAATACTACATCCCGGAAAAGGCTTGTTTGACAGGGACAAAGTTTATGTTGAAGAAAATTTTAATTTAAATGAATTAAAACAAATATACGATACTTTAAACATGATTATGTTAAACGAGCCCGGCACAAAAGAATTTGCGTTAGAAATGTCTAAGGCGGCACCGGCTGGAGCATCGATAAGAGGTTACTCAGATCTTTTTCCACAACAGTTTGCTGACCCGGTAAGACCTTATGAAAAAACATACACTGATGTTACTCCAGATATGAGCTATATTGATGTCATGACAGAACGGGATAAATTTTTAAGAAAAGCGAGAAAAAAAAGACAAGCCGAAGAAAACAAAGCCGAAGGCGGCGTAATAGGCTTAAAGGATAAAGCTGTTAATATGTACAGAAATAGGTTATGATTTTCAAAAGGAGATCTAAATGGCAAGAGAACCGATAGCAAGCATCATGGACAAAGTGCCGTCTCAGGTTGATGAGACTGAGTTACTGGCAGAAGTAGACATTGAGCTTCCGGATACTTTGGACCCAGAGCTTATGTCACCTGAAGTGGACATTACACTTGAGGACGATGGTGGCGTAGTTGTGGATTTTGACCCGAATGTGGGTGGACCGGAAGGTGAATTTGGAGACAACTTAGCAGAGCAGCTATCGGATGCGGAACTTGGTAGGATCTCTGGTGAATTAACGGGTGAGTTTGAAGAAAACAAGTCAAGTAGACAGGAGTGGGAAGATGCTTTCGCTAACGGTTTGGAGCTCTTGGGATTTAATTACGAGGAGCGAGCACAGCCCTTCAGAGGAGCAAGCGGTGTCACACACCCTTTACTCGCTGAATCAGCCACGCAGTTTCAGGCACAAGCCTTCAACGAGTTGCTGCCACCGGGTGGTCCAGTCAGAACACAGGTATTAGGGTCCAGCACACCTGAGAAAGAAGATCAGGCGCAGCGTGTAAAAGAGTTTATGAATTACTACATTTCTTCTGTCATGGAGGAATATACACCAGAGTTTGACCAAATGTTGTTCTATTTGCCACTAGCAGGGTCAACATTCAAAAAAGTTTACTATGATGAGAACTTGGGACGAGCTGTAAGTAAGTTTGTACCAGCTGAGAACCTAATTGTACCATACAGCACATCTGACTTGGAAACATGCCCCAACATAACTCATGTAGTCAAAATGAGCTTGAATGACTTGCGTAAGAGACAATTATCGGGCTTTTACAGGGACATACCTGTAATACCGGCGCAGGGAGACAGTAACTCTGTACAAGAAGAATTAGAGCGTATTGATGGTATGTATCCATCAAACATAGATTACGACTGTACTTTACTTGAGTGTCATGTTGATCTTGACCTTGAAGGTTTTGAGGAGATGGGCGAGGACGGTGAGCCAACAGGCATTAAGGTACCGTATATTGTGACAATATCACAGGATAACGGACAGGTTCTTTCGATTCGTAGAAACTATAATGAAGATGACGAAGACAAGAAAAAGATACAGTATTTTGTACACTATAAGTTCTTACCGGGTTTTGGGTTCTATGGATTAGGATTAATACATACTATTGGTGGTTTATCAAGAACTGCGACAGCTGCACTAAGACAACTGATTGATGCAGGTACGTTATCTAATTTACCAGCTGGCTTCAAGGCCTCAT